TTACTTAAATAACATGATATCCGTATAACTTGCTGTATGATTAATAGTTCCGGCAGTAGTTGTCATTGTAGAACCTTGAAAAGGATTTCCAGTCATGGTTCGTGTTTCTATCCATTCACAAAGCTCAACGATCTGACTCTTATTGCTTGTGAAATAAAAGTATTTCGAGCCGTCCAGCACGCTTAAAACATCTAAATAGTCACGGAGCTTCCAGTAATTATCTTTATTATAACTACTGGTGTCTGTGCTCAAGTATGGCGGGTCTACTAAAAAAACCGTTGTGTCCGACTTATAAGAATCAAACAACGCTTTATAATCATTCTGTACGCGTTCTACACCGCTTAAATAGCCTGTAGCATTATAATCTGATAGTTTTATTCGGTTGTAAAAGCTTTCATTTGCAAACTCCTTATAGTTTGTGGCGTATTTAGCACTAAATAATAACGAGCCCGATAACGTAACATAGTCTACATAACCATACTTTGTTTCATGCGCTTTAACCACTCTTAAAACGCGCTCTCTATCAATAGCTTCCATACGTTGCTTCCGTGGCAAATCAATTAGAAAACTACGTAATTCGGTCAGTAACAGGTTTGTTTCCGATATAGATTCCAGACGATTTTGAAAATTATCATAATCATTCCAGATTACTTTGGCGTTTGGATATTTCTGCTTAACAGTATGCGCAAGCAGTCCAGAACCGCCAAATAGATCCACATAGGTAGCACTATCTGAAAAGACGTTTAAAGCTTCTTTAAATTGTTTTACAAAACGCCGTTTTTGTCCCTGAAACGGCAAAGGTGAAGTGTTGAATTGTTTGTTCATTTTTCGATTGATTGATTGATTGATTGATTGATTGATTGATTGATTGATTGATTTATACATTAAGAGAAAACCTCACGGATTCTCCTTTTAATAATTTTTTAGTGTCCTGAAAATTGTTTTCATACACATGCACATTGCCAAGGAATAATGTGATGCTTTTTAACGGTAAATTTATCTGTCTAGTAATTAGGTACAAGTGATAAATATCCGCTGGCAAACCAAGATTAGCGTCGCTACTTCTTTGGTAAGCTGTTAGTAAAAGTTTGCCGTTTTCTATTTGAAACTGTATCAAACTTAAACACGGTTGTTGGTTAGTATCCGTGTTATTAGATCCCAGAAACAAAACATAATTTTTACTATTGCGTTGTTCCTTGTTTATTTTAGCTATTAAAGGTGGTAATTGCTCTAAATAAGTAGGATAGCTATTAACTAAAATAGGTCCACAGTAATCCCACCAACTGACACCTATTTCCCTATAAGCTTCTGTATTGCGTTCTCCTTTCATAAAAAGGTTTAATTCATTTTTTAGCTTATTTCTTGCAACTGGATGCGCCTCTAATATTTCTAATAAATCAGCTGGTTTTAACTCCAGCTTTTCATTTAACAAATAGGTGTTACTGCCTTTTTTGTTAGTTTGTTGTTTACCTTTTTCAAGAATACGTTTTAATTGTTTGTGATACTTATTCATTTTTTGATTGATTGATGTAATTGATTTATATATTTGTATTTCTCACGGTAAAACACAAAAAAGCCCAACGACTCTGAAAAGACAACAAATGTCCTCCAGTAGCCGTTGGGCTCGTGTTTAAAATACCGTGAGAAGTTTTTAAAGCTGGAGGATTATTTTAATTCTTCCCTCCAAAGAAATTAGTAGTATTTGGCTCTTTAAATTATTTTCAAAGTACCCCCATCGCTCCAAATGTCTCCACTTGATAATCCAGAAGCACTTGTTGGAATATTGGTGCATTTTAGAGATTTTCCTGTTATTTTACCACCGACTAACATATCACCATTATAATCAAGTACGAATGGTTTTAATACCAATTGATTTGCTGTATTGACCCTCCCATTTGGTCTAATATAAATATTACCTCCTCCTACTTTATTTTGACTTAATACTGTTAACCCTGTCTTGGTGTCCAACAGAGTAGTGTCCATCAATGTTATTTCTTCTATTCCACTGTGCCATAATTCTACCCACGCAGAAAATGAATCTCCGTTATCCGTACTAACTCTGTGCTTAATTATGGATGAGTTAGTTTGTCCTTTGAATGCCATTTGTGAAATTATACCAAAACCAGAATTAACTAACAAGTGGGAAGAATATGAGCCTGTCCATGGTGCACCAATGTCATCCGCCTGATTATTAATTGAATATAATCCCGAGTCTTTTAAATTATTCCAATTAGTTGCTCCATTTAGTGAGTACCTCCTAGCGGAATTATTAAAAACTTGCTCAAGATCTCTTTTTACAACCTCGGTATTCTCGCCCTTATCTTCGTACTTTAATAAAGCTGGAAATCTTGATGTAGATTCAAAATATTCCGCCAGTTCTAGACTTCTCGCAGCCAACATAGATGGTATCATAGCTATTGCAGCTGTTGTATCTATCTGGCCAAATCCTCGGTAAACATTATAGTTATTAGCATTAGAAGCTGTTAATCTACAAGCTTGACGAATAATATCCCAAGGCGCAGAAGTAGCATCTTTAATCATTTTTAATTTGGCTGCGACAATAGCAACTGCTGGAGACTGTTGATGCGAGTCAACATCAGGCGTTAAACCTATTGCAGTCAGATCTGCTTGACGCGTTGGCTCATTGAACTCCACGCCAAACCCGTAAGATGTGCCTAATGGGTCTGTACCATCATTATCCGTTTCTGCTCTAGACGTAACAACAATGCATGAATTTACAAATTTGTCGATCGAAACAGTTACGTCACGTCGCACCAATGTATTGTTGCCTAATGGCCCTACATTAATTAAGTGTTCGTTTGATGTTTGATACAAGTCTGTAATTCTGTTTGAAGTAGATCTAGCGGCTGAAAAAACGATGCCTATATTATTTACAAGCACCTCCCGATTAAACACAGCTTTGCTCTCTGACAATTTTTGCATTGGAACTGATGAGGCATCGTAAACAACTCCAGGAAACCCCAAATATAATTGCTTAAACCAGTTACTCATTTTAGTAGAGTGCGCTGTATTAATACTTTCATAATTCAGAGCATTGACACCTGTGTTTATTGAAAGAGGAGTTAATTTATTTAGGCCTATTACGTCTTTTATATAAACTATTTTCACCTTTACCTCTCCAGTTATTAGTATATTTGACAATACCCCACTATTGTCGGTAACGATTAAACTTTTATCAGATTCATCAGATAACTGTCCAATACTATAATTGCTTAATTTTCGCTCTCCTACAAAAATTTCAGAATGAAGTATCTCTATATCTTTAAAAAACTTTGACGGAAAAATAAGCGTGTTTTCACCATTAAATGTTATTAAATCAGAAGTACTATATCTCAAATAACTTGTACTCACAATATCGGGAGCATCCCCTTGAAAGGCATACTTATTCTCTGATTTATTATAGCAGTTTTTAGCCTCTAACCCTTTACCTACGTTATAAAACACATAATCGATGTATGCTTCAGAAAAATAAAATATTTTTTTAGACTCATATTTATCATCTATAACATAACCTAGATGTTTACCATCTTTTATGTAAATATCATCTTTAAACACTATTTTTTCTGGAGATATAGTTCTGTAAAACTTGCTTCTTATCACTGTAATGTAATCTACCGGATAAAACCAATCACCAACTACCTCAATAAACTTCAGCCTAGTTTCTACAGTGACGTCATCATGTGCAAAAAAATTAGTGTCAAGATTTGCGAAATTTGCGTCAATATTGTGCCAAAAATTATAAGTACCTTCTTTTAAAGGAATATTTGCATAAGTATTTACGTTTTTAGCGTTGCTGAAATTATCCACATAAGTCTTTACACTACTTTGAGTTGGCACAGCTGTAGCGCTATTGCTAACTAAATCATTTTCATCAAGAACCTCTATGTCCATTAACTGTATAAAGGAAGTTCCTGACCATCTATAAGACTTACCTGTATCTATAGCTATATAGATTTTTCCAGAATCTCCTGTCACAGGAAAACTTATTAGGTCATCAAACTCCAAAACGTCATCTACATAGCTTGGTAGTTCAGAGGAAGGAACCTTACCTGAAGCATCCAGAGAAGCGTATCCATTGACCTGACCTTTATCCGCATTATCCTGCTTGTTTAAAATGTCCGACTTATTGCTTTGTATTTGTAGAGCCTCTAATGCCGTAAAGTTCTCTTCACTCAACCCAAACCCGGATATCTTATCAACCTTACCGTCCAAATCATCTTCAAGTCCGTCAATAGAAGCCAATGGAATAGCATCATCCTTATGCCGAAAAGAATCCCAAGTCGCCCAAAATTGCGCTTGTGTTGGTTTTAAACCAGTTTTAAACCAGTTTTTAATTGTGCTTAAATTTGCCATATTATCCTATATATATAATGTATGCTAATGTGTAATAAGGTGCTCTATTGTCTTGCTGATTCCCTGTAAAAGTATGACTATGCGGTGTTGAAGTTAAAGTTCTATCAATACCAGACGCGCGTAAACTCTCAAGGTATTCACTATTTTCCTGCTGTCCTGATCCAACGACTATTCTACCAGATTTTACAGCTCCTAATCCTGATCCAAATGTTGACCAACCATCTCTAGGCACTGTTACGTTAATAGAACGACTATCTAAATTTCCACTAGGCGTAACCTTTTTAGTTCCGCCTACTTTACCAATTGCATTATAATCACTATCGTTTGGATCATAGCCAACAATAAAGCTACCTTTTAGATTTTCCGTTCCGTTTGTGCCATCGCAAAGCTGCCAACCTGAAGGAATGTTATTAACGCTTCCGGAGTATAATTGCGGATTTGTACCAGCTGGCAATAAACGCCTTGACAATTCTCTTAATGTGGTTAATTTTGCAAATTCAGCCCAAGAAATAGATCCTGTGCCAGATGCAAAAGTTACGTAGCGCTCAAAATGAACCGCGTTTGTACTACCATCTTCAAATTCCTTTGAAGTGGAAGTTTCAAGTATTTTAACGCGAGATTGCGTTTGACCACCAACAAACTTAAAGACTTCGCCATTTATATAAACAACACCATCGGTGGTGGTGCTTCCTGAAACTACACAGCCTTTTATAATGGCTTTGTTTCCTGCCAATTCGCCCAAGGCATTAAATACGCTATACGCTTCTTGCATGGCATTTAGCGTGTCGGTTTCTAAAGGAAAACCGCCTGTTTGTAAAAAGTTTTGTTTATTCATGGTCTATATTTCAATAATTAAATAGCGTTTTCCGCCTAATTTGTAAAGCTCTATTTGTGCGTGAACTTCGTAAAATTGTGTTGCCATTATTTCGGCTGGCACGTATACTGTAAAGTCGGCTCCTGTATCGGCAAACTCCAAACTGTTATGTATGTATATTTTGCCTAAATATTTTGTTTGGTTTTCAGGTGGTGTATATATGTAAGTCTTGCTAGACTCGCCACCAGTTCCATCTATGTATATACGTCTTAAATCAGGATCAAACTTATCATTCAAAGCACCACGCATGTAGCAAATTTGCCAGTTATGACCTAGTATGTGTAAATGCTCTTGGCGTTTATTATACCAGTCGTAATACATAGCGCTCAACGGATCGGTAACAACCTTTACAAATGCCGATAAAACAGGCTTCCGCAAAAATGTTGGCAGCAAATTATAGGCAAATCGTATAACACTTATTTTATCCCACATACGTAATGTTATCAAAATTAACCACCTTATAATAACCGCTTTCTGGTATGCGTTTCACATCTATACTTACAGGCGAGCCATAGCCTTCTAATATGGGATCTATCCAAGCCGATTCAATATTAACGGCCACCGGTGTAACCACACCTTGAGCGTTATCTTTTATGTAATTCAAAAAGTCGAAAATCACAAAGGCACCATCAAACGGCAGTAGCTTCATATAAGCAGCAATAGCATCGTTTACGGGGTAATTACCATTTAATATGCTCATACCATTAGCATCAAGCACTAACGGATCACGATATATTGCTAAATTCAAATACAATAAGTCTGGCTCATAGTTTATAATGGTAACCTTAACACCGCCTGGTCTAAATTCTTTTACATAAGCATCAAAGGCAGCACGTTCTGGTACTGGTATTGGCGCCAATTCGTCGGCCACTTCGCCTGCTATTTTTAATATCACGCGACTTTCGTCATCGCTTTCGTTTACGGCAGCATACTTAATTATTTTTGAAGCTTCAATCTGATCGGCCGTAGCAGAACCGTTATCGTAATAGTCTTTATCAGCCACTAAATCAAAACCATATTGAAACTGTAAAGCCATGGTTCTATACCAAGGCAGTCTCGCATTCTTTTGATTCAGCAGTTTAGTATCGACTTCTTTTACATGCTCCACGAAAAGCAATTCTAAAAAGAATATAATATTCACCATCAAATCAAATAGAATATTTTCAAAACTGACAATAGAAAATTGCTCTTCAAAGGTCTTGTTTTCGTCCAAACCATAGGCGGCCACAATATGTGAATTTGCCACAAATGGCGCGGTAATTTGTTTTTTTATGTCTGCTTTTGTTCTCATTATCCTACTATAAATGTGTCCTGAATTACCATAGCGCCAATGCCTAGGCTATCAATTTCTTTTCTTTTATCAGCGGCTAAAGCTGTGGCTGGCTCATTAAAGGGGTTAAAATAACCTACAACGCGTCTGTTGGTAATTTCAGTGACTTGCACCGCGTAACCAATAGGCAAATCGTCTGTTATACTCACGCCATTTAAAATGGATTCCTTCAGTACATTTTCAATCGAACCTGTTAACTGCGTAACCTTATCAAAAAAGCTTTGGCCTTGCTTTACTATATTACTCATACTGCGCCTCTATTTTAATGCCGGTTAAATCATATAAATCCAACTGCGTAACCTTTAGTCCATCCATCGCAAAATGCTCACGTATTTTGTGGCGATACTCCAAAAGATCTTCGCCTAACAAATTATCCTCAAAGCCAACGCCTAGTGTTGGGTGGTCTTTAAAATCGTTGGGCTGTGCAATAAGAATAAAAGCTTTGTTCTGCTCCAGCGTATTGCCAACTACCAAACCGCTAACAATTTTGTTATTAGCATCGCGAAGTGTGTCAATTTTTAAATCGAGAACCTCGCCCTGATCTGTGTTGTCTATTACTTGTATGCCTATATCCTTACTCATTATTCTAAATCACCTTCAAACGTTCCTGTAACTGGTCGTGCTTCCGCATCAATTAATCCAGCTGTATAAATAATATCAGCGCCTTTTACATAGGTATCAATAGCGTTGCTTAAACGTGTGGCAAACTCGTCTACCGAGTTCGTTTCACGGGTTAACATATCGGTCATAATGCTAACTATTTCACTTTTTAAAGCGGATTTGTTAAGTGCCATTTAATTCTATTTTAAAAGCTGTTTAAACTTGGTTTCAAATTGTGTTATTGCCGTTATGCTATCCGGTAATGGTGTGCCACTCGGACCAGCTGGTGTAAACACTTTTAATTGCTTTAGCAAATCGGCTAAATCCTGCATAACATCCACTAATGATGCTGCATTGTTTTTTACGGACACTTTATAATCCGTTCCATCTGCTAATATTTCTAATTGTTCAGCCACTTTTACCAATACTTTTGGTGTGGTGCTATCTACTTGAACTAAAATGCCGTCTTGCTGATATTCTAATTTCTCAACGTCATCTACTTTTATAACCGTTAAGTTTTCCAAGCCACCAGACAAGCTTAAAAGCAATACTTGGCTATTAGCCTTTGGCGTTATTAAAACAAAATTAGCATCGCCATTACTAGTTGCCTTCAGCTTAACATCGGTTAGTTCTAACCCGCTATTAAGTTTCACTTTGCACGTATCTCCAGATACACTTATTACAGTGGCCGGAATAGGTAAGTTTGGATTAGCGCCAACTACCTCGCGCAATAACTTTTTTATGTCGCCTAAATCTGCCATATTTTTAACTCAACTTTATTCCTGGTGTAATAGTCCGTACACCTCCCGATTCGCTTAATGTTGTGGTTACGCTTTTCACGTAATAGTAGGCTGTTTTATCTGGATAATCTTCGTCTTTAATTCGTGCCGAATAGGTTGGCGCGCAAAACGGAATTAACCAGGTATCAAAACTACCTTCATAACCTGGAGCAGTCGCCCTCCTTGCTTCATTATCTGCTATTTTTTGCATGCTCGCTTCATCCATTGTCCGAACTTTTAGCGTTATTTTATCGCCTCCCGTAGTACCTGAAACAACTTTTTTAACATTGCCGTTTATATCCGTAGTTTCAATGGTGACTTCAACTTTAGTGTCTAACTTGTTTTTAAACTCTAAACTTGATTCTTCAATGTTTTTTTGCATGGAATAAAAAACTTCACCGCCTTTTTCTATATAAGGTGGATGAATGTGTAAAACCTTGTTTTTGGTGTCGAAATAGATATTCGCTTTCGTTTCCTCTTGGATTTTCTTCAGCACATCATAACCAGTTGCCTGATGAATGGTAAACTTTTCATAACTCACCGTATAATCACAATTAACCGTAAAACTGCTATCAATATTATCAATAACATGTTGCGCTATTTGGCTTAATGATGTTGGCTTCAGTTCTACATCTGGAACGCCAACGCGAAATAGAAACAAAGCATCCTCGCACAGTATTTTCAAAGAACTATCGTTATTCGTGATGTCTTGGATATAGCCCGAAAATTCATCTTCTAAATTTTCATCATACCCTAACCGAATAGTTACTTCGGTGCCACGACCTATTTTGTTTTCAAAATTTAACGGCTCATTCATAACCGCTTCTGGCAATACAATAGTGGCGGTGTCTGCTAAATTGTCTACACTCGAGATAATTTCGCACTCACCCAAAAGAGCCAACTGAAAGCGTTTGCCTTCTTGGTTCTTAAATTCTATGTACCAGTCTATGTTTAGCATGAATAAGTTTAAAAAAGCACCTGCACAATACAGGTGCTTTTTATATATAAATTTTGTTTACTAACTATTTAACGTCCTTAATGCATCGCGAGCATTTCTGCAAAAATGGCATTTTGGTTCATTCATTGCTTCAGGATTTGGATACTTGATATAGCTTAAATTCCTATTATGATAAAAGTGTATTTCAGGAGGTTTAATGGCCAAGCTCAGATCAGAACTTTTTAAATTTTCAATGCCGTTTAAATTGGTTTTAAAACCTGTTGAAATAACCGTAAAGCCATAATGATAAACCAAAGGGTTTTCATTTGTAATAGCAGCTACTTCATTCATTTGAAAATCTACACAAGACGCAACCGTTTGAGTCTCGAAAAACTCGCAGTCCACGCTATTTGAATTTTGGCCTAGGTCGGTTGTGTGTCCGAATCCCACTAAACTAATCATCCCGATTAGTAAAGCAAAGAGCCCTGCTTTCGCTTTCATAAAATCTAAAATTCTGTTATATCTTTAATCATCGATATCTAATAATAATTTATAGTCAAAATCACTGTAACATTTAATCTCGTATGCTTGCACATTTTCGCCTTTGGTAAAAGGGAAACTAAAATCTTCAATTACTATTTGGTTAATTCCTAATAACTGAAGCGGTTCACAATACACCTTTAAACTTTTAGGCGTGGTCATAAAATCCCGAAGCTTCTCAAAGTCTTCACGTGGAAAGCAGTCTTCTACATTACCGGTAAGCAATGAGCCAATTAAAACACCGGTAATGGTAATATCATAATCGCCTTGGTTCCAACGCTCCTTAATTGAGCCGCCAACTTCACGGCCGCCTTTGGTTTTTGCTTTGGCAACGTTTCTTCGGATAAGCGTGTTTTTGCCGTTTATATTTATCATCGGTTCATAAGGCAGTAAGTATTTTACACCATCACTTCCAACAAAGTAAAACGGGAAGAACTGATCATCCGCGCTTAACGGTGGGCTTGACTCCCAAACGGATTGCTCGATTTCATTTTCAATTGGCACAATGCCCGTTTTGCCTTTAAAGCCTATAAATGGAATTGGTGGCAGTACGTGTTTGGATAGTTCATTTTGAACTAGGCCAAAGCGTCTGGTTCTGCCAACGCCCACTAAACTTGAAAATAATATACCTGCTTTATCAAACCTCATTATCCGCCTGCTGTTGTGGCTAAAGCCAATGTTCGTACTAATGCATCCACACTTTGGTCTTGCATTTGTTTCGCGCTGTCTTTAAAGTCGCCGCCTTTTATTGTGAGTGCGCCAATAAGCGACTCCAAACTAATTGTTATATAATTATGCTTTGTTCCGCCTGTGGCAATGGCCTTATTTGTTTTTGAACCTGATCCAGAGCCACCTCCACTTCCGTTGGCATTCGCATTTCCTGAAACTACTCCTGGTGCCGATGGATCACTAATTCCTGAATCGGTAACATCGCCCGTTTCCACATCGGTTTTCCATTTTATAGAGTTTGCAGCTTGGCTAAACTCCATGGCCGCGTCCAAGGCTGTTTGTCTTACTTCTTTAGCTTGGTCTATAACAGCTTGCTTTCTACTTTCAGTATCGGCTTTTATTTGACTAATCATTTTCTGATTTTCAGAACTATCTCCTAAACCAACAGCATCCTTAAACTCGTACCAGCCTTTTTTAATGGAGTTTAGCCCAATCATTAAGCCGTTTACTACGGTTAAAAATTCTAGCTTAACCACATCACCAAATAACTTAAACAATAATTTACCGCCGTTTACGGTATGCTCCCAAGCTTGACCCCAGCCTTCTGTTTTTGTTGACACCCAAGCAATTCCCGCTGCTAATGCAGCAACAGCAATTACTATTAATCCAATTGGATTGGCGTTCATGGCGGCGTTTAATCCCCATTGAATACCCGTCCAAACTGCAGTAGCGCCACTTGTAATGCTTGTCCATAACGCTTGCATTTTAGTGGCATTCGTTACAAAGGCAATGCCCTGACCAAAACCGCTAATAATGGGTATTAGGTTAGAAATATCAAAAGCCATACTACCTAATTCAGCGGCATACGCTAATGTGCCTCCAGTAAGGTTAAACATGCTAATTTTTAAATCGTCAATTCGCGCGCGAAATCTCGCAGCCTTTTCTGCTGGAGCTTCCATTACAATGGCGGCTTGCTCGTAGGCGGTATTGGTTTCTGTAATTTGCCCCTTTAAATCTTCTTGAGCTGATATACCGTTAATTAAGGCTAATGCGGAGTTACTATTTTCTCGTCCAAATAGCTTCGTTACTAATGCCGTATCGTCTATAATACTTTTAAGCGGCTTTAACCTTTCTGTAAAGTCTAAAGATTTATCGCCCAAAACATCAATATCCACGCCTGCAGCTTGCAGCTCCTCCTGTATATCTTTAGGCAAAAATCGACCGGTTGATAATATGGCTAACGTGTTACGTAATGCCACACCACCTTCGCTTCCTTTTTTTCCTGCTTTATCTAATACCTGAATAGCGGCTGCGTGTTCTTCAAAACGAAGTTTAGCACTTTTAGCAGCCATACCAGATTGCTCCAATGCCGCCTTTTGTTGTGGCAGTTCTGCCGAACCTGCTTTAGCAGCTGCCGCCATAATGTTCATCATTTTTGCCATTTCGTCCGTGGCCTTCATGGGGTCGTCTAAAGACACTTGATACTGGTTTAAAGCTGTAGTTAATACTTCAGAGGCTGCGCTTACATCGCCGCCCATAGTTTTACTTAAGGTTTGAATATGTGTACCCATACCCTGTAGAGCTTTAGGTGCTTTGGCTAACTCTGGCGTTAATTGTGATAATATAAGTTTGTAAGCTTCTACACCATCGGCAGCTTCACCGCCAAAGGTTTTGGCAGATGTCCGGGCATAGCCTTCTATTTCTTTCAGTTTATCTCCTGTTACATCGGTAATGGCCGAAAGGTCGGCTAATGATGATGTTAGTTTTAGTCCTGGTGCCGATAAGGAGTCTAATCCTTGCGAAGCGGACTGCACATTTTGCACAAAGGCATTCATGCGCATACCGGATAGCTTGGAGTTAATTTTATCCATAGCAGCCCCAAACTTATTGCCCATGGTTCCAACATGTTTATTAACATCGTTTACACCCTTATCCAAACGCTCAACGGACGCAGCGACTTTGTCGGCGTCCGATTGAAATTTTAGTATGTAGTTTAATGTATTATCCATGTTGGTTTGTTGATCCTAGGACTCTGGGTTTTCTAATTTCCTGATATACTCTAATTCTCTAATTCTGCGTGCCCATATAGGTAATGGGAGGCTGGATGGGTCTTGGAGGCCAAAGTAGTAACGAAGCTGCGCATCACCGATGCGCATCATATCGTTAGGGTCTACTTGGGCAGCCTCTAAAGCTTTTCCACCTCGACCACATCAAATGTCAGTAACGACATGATCTGCTCGCCGATGCCCATAAAGATGTCATCGTTGGTTTCAATCTCTTTGTCGCCGTCCAAATAACAAGTCTTTAATAGCGCCGCATTAAACTTGATGCCGCTGGACTTATTACTGCTCAAGAACTCCATTTCCTTTCGGTTGGGTTTTCTGAAATAAGCTGACTTATCATATTTAGCAGATTTTAAGCGAATAATTTCGCCATGAGCTGCTTTCCAATCTTCAATTTGTTCGGTTGTTGCTTTAAACATTTTATGAGTTGTTTATGAGTTGTTTTTAAGTTTTAAGAAAACAAACGGCAGTTTTATTTCCTGAAATTTATCGCCTTGCTTGATATCTTTGGCGCCTTCAAGGAAACGAATTCCCATAAGTCGGTCAAAGGTTGGCGCATCGCCTGAAGTTGGGTCACCATAAGCCACCAAACCATCTAGGCTTAAGCTTAAAATACTGCCTTTTCCAGCTAACACTAAAGCGTCGTACTGATTTTGAAGCATGGCAATTTCGCCTTTAAAAGCAATGTTACCTGTTTGAATGGAATGCGGATAGCGCCCTTTAGCATACAACGGCTCGCGTTCTGCACTTTCAGAGTACTTAATAGCGCGTACTTCCGTAATATCTTGGCCTCCTAAAACAAGCGTAACATCCGCCCATTCGTATTGTCTTGAGTTAAACATAATTTTTTTCTAGTTGTTAAGTTCTACATCATAGCCTAATAGTATCTCTATCCAGCGCGCATATCCTTTTGGTCTTACTTTTACCACCATTTCAATTCTATTGGTAACGGCTACATTAGCATCTAAATTAAAAGCTGCCTGTACGCCTAAATCGTCTGGGTTGGTTTTGTCTCTGGACAATTCGCCACGACTTGTCATTTGCGTAAAAATTTCACGCTCTAAATTGCCTTCAATATCTTTGGCGTAAATAGGGTCTATCTTACCTTCGTTTGTTAAATCGAAATCGTTTAAAATTTCGTTGCTTACAATATTGTGAGCCAAACGGAATGCTTTATCAATACCTCTACGACGTTCTATATAATGGTAATCGTCATTTTCTGCAGTCGCTAAACGGCTATCTGTAAAGTAGTATCCTGCTTTACGTACATGCGTTCTAAAGGTTATATAGCCTTTATCGTGCAAGGTTTCCACGTCTACAACTTCAACAGCATCATCCACAATAAAAGCTTGTAATGGCTTTAATGCACCGCGTTTTACTTTGCCCGGGTTCTCCATAACTTGCAAACTAGCCAAGCGGCCAGCTAACACACTCGTGGATGCGCCCATAAAAGGAACGGTTCCTGTTTGTTTTTCCGTGGCACCAATTAAAACACCTACACGGTTATTACTTTCTTCAAGTAAATTTGGCAGATCCGTACCCACTCCCGTATAGCCATATCCTTCTAAAATGGTAAAAAATGGCGCGTATTGGTTATTGGTGTAGTTTTCGGCTAATGTTTGCGCTAATGTTTTAGCTGCGGCCACATCGGCATCCATACCGTTTGCAACGGTTAACACATAGGCACCGTCTGGTGAAAAGCACGTAAAGCAGCCACTTAAACGACCATTAGAGGCGTCAAGTAAAGCTTCCGAAGGCGTTTTTCCTGTGGCAACGTCTGGCGTAAACCAGTCGCTTACTTTGTCGGTTTTTGGGAATCCCATTAACCATAACTCCTGACCTTCGCCAGCTTCAGCGTAAAATTCTGAAAGCCATTTGTAAAGTCGGTAATTGTCTACATCTGGCTTAATGCCTAGCTTGGCCACATCGGTCATGCCTTTTACAATGTAGGGTGTCTCAAGGTCGAATGTATCTACAACAGCGACTGCCGACGTTAACAAACCGAAAACACCGTCGGCAGTGGAAACTACAGTTCCAATATTGCCGTTGCTAAATTTTATATCTATTCCTGGTAACATATATTGTTATTTAATGGTTTACTCTTCCTCTTCGGTTTTAGCTGGCTCTGTAGCTGCTTCCGATTCTAATATTTTTGCATCAAGCTCTAAAGCTTCAATTCGCGCCTCACCAGCTGCAATAACAGTTTTGGCAGTTTCATCTTTCAACGCTTCCGTTACGGCTTCAACAGTTTCTAAAACTTCAATAGCTTCAATGCGAAGCTTCGCCTTTTGCATTGGCGTTAAATCGTCTAATTTTGGCGCTGTTTTATTAGCTTTTGTAACCGTTTGTTTTGTTGATACGTTTGCCGCTCCGGGGTTTTCGTTTACAATTTCCGTTACGCGTTTACCCTTAAGAGATTTAGCGTGTACATGAGCGTCTGAATCTTTGAAAAAATTCGTTTCATCGCTTGTTTGGTAGTAGCTTTCTAAATTTGGATGCTGCTTAAATACTTGGTCATTTTGCATAATATCTAATTTTAAAGGTTTGTTAATTTTTGTTCTTTTTACCGCCAAATAGCCGTTTAAAGAATCCCCGTTTTTTTTCAGGCTTTGGGGTACTGTCCTGTGAATTTGTTTGATAGCGGTTAGACTGATCGGTGTTGGTTTCCTGTCGTAACTGATTATCGTTGTTTGGTTCTATAATGATGTTAATGGGTTCGCCCTTTCGGTTTTTAACTTTGTTAATTTCAGTTGTAACAGTGTTATGTATGGCGGTGGTTTCTTTTTTAATAGCTTCGGTAATGATCTCTTTTTGGTTTTCTAGCATTTTTTCGGCTGTTTTAACCGACACATGATAACCAATGGCCACACCGGCAATGACGCCTACGAGTACCAGGATTAAATTTTCAGCTGTGTTTTTCCAATTAATCATGATTTAAAAGCGTTTTAAATATGCATTTCAAAATGCGGAACGTCTATAAAGCCGTCCTTAATGTTGTTTTTGTTCCAGTCGCCTCCCCATCGGTTGGATGGATGTAAGGTTTCCCAGTAATCGCCTAAAATTTTAACCGTAGCCCAGTCGTAGGTTAGCTTGTTATTAGTAAACACATTAAAGTCTACCGCTAGTCTACGTAGGTGGTCTGAGTTCATGGTTTTGCTCTTACCAGCTTTTACATAAATCTCCTGTTGTTCTGCGGTTCTATACGCTTCGCCAAAGGTTAGCTCTAGTCCATGCTGATAAGCATAAACAATTAGCTTGGCAATGTTGCGCGTAAATACACGTTGGTGCATGCTTAAACTCATTTTACTTTACCGTTTAGCTGTTTGAATTTTCGTAACTCTTCAATTAGATCGTCGTTAGATTGCTGGTACTTTTTCATGTTATCAATTAAATCGGCATTGATTTTTAAAAGTTCCCTATAGCGTTCTTCTAACCCCATCAGCTCCTTGACTGCCTGCGTTAATCTAGCGGACATATCATCCAATAGCCCTTGGTAATATTCGGCGCTTTTAATTTCTATTTCTAAATCTTTAGACTTTAAATGACGCTCGGTCATGGCCTTGGAGCCATACCATGCAATTACTGCAGTAAGTATGGGCGCGATTATGTAGGTTAGTATTTGTTCTAGCATAGTTGAAAAAATAAAGGCTACTGCCACTTAAAACAGTAGCCTTTTTTTGAAAAAGAGTTTACTTTAATTAACGGATTGCTCCGATTTTACGGTTTTGGTAAGGCGTTACAATAAAGTAATGTCTGTACGCTAAATCGTTAGTTTGGTTGGCTGGGTTGTTTTCCGCTTTTACGAAATACTGCTTGGTTAAACCAGTCTTTTTAGCAATACCATTAACACAGAATGCTATAGAAGCACTTGTATCTGTTGGGGCTGCAATTGTGCCAAATGGCTGCTTAACGCCAGCCGCCGTATATATTGGCGCCGTTGTGTATTTCTGTAATTCAAATCCGGCAATCATTGGCGCAGGCTTTCCAGCTGCGTAGTCCACTAATTGGTTTCCAAAGTTTTTACGGTCTAATAACAAATCGTTCCAGTGCTCGTTGCACAAAACAAGACGTCGGTCTTCTTCGGTAAATCCTGCAGTATCACATAACCCTTTAAAGGCTACTAAATCCTCATAAACTAAACGAAGTCTACCATCTGGATCTGCTAAAGCAGCTGTGCCACCAGTTGCGGCCATTACTGGCGTAGTTGCAGTATTTGTTTGCGGCGCAATAGAATGCAATGCTTTTTTAAATTTAGAAACTAAAATGCTTCTAATTAAGGACTTTGTAACCACGTCAATCTTATCATAAGATGCACCAATAATCTGGTCGTCCGATAAGGTTACCACTTTGGTTTGGTATTTATCCAACGTGATTTCAATCGTGCCATCTGCGTATGTTTGTACAGCAAGTGGGTAGGTTGTGTTGTTAATTAAAACATCAACTTCAAACTCTGTGCTTGGCACATAGATTTTGTTTTTTTCTGATAATTGTCCTTGGTTAATCTGAACAACATCGGCTGCGATTTCTGCAATACCGTTTAAAAACGGTGCAATATCACTTGTGTCTAGGTTTTGGATAATACGTCCTAACCATATTTCTGGGAAATTTGCTGGCATCTTTCTTTTAGTTTTTTGTGAATAATTTTTTATAGCTATCTGGCTGGTCGGCCTTAAATGCTAATTGTGCGTCGTGGCCTAACTTCATAAAATCCTCAACGGTTTTTACTTCGCCTGCTCCAGCTTCGCCTCCTATAACTTGAGCCGCTAAACTTTTTCTTACAGGAATAGCTGCCATAGTACTATCTAGCAATGCCTCGTTTGCAATGCCTAGATTTACAAAATCCTCTACCTTATCGGCTGGAATTTTACCAGCTTTATGTGCTAATTGCACTTTAGCTTTAATGGCTTCCAAAGCCTGTGCTTCGTTAGCTGTTTGTAATGCCGATAGTTTTAATTCGGCTGCTTGTTTTTCAGCCTGAAGTTTAACAACGGCTGCGTTTATGGCTTCCGCTTCGTGCTCCAATTGTGTGGCCGCAAAACCTAATGCTATAGCGGCAACTGATGTTAATGTAATTTTCATATCTGTATTTTCTGGGTTTGGTATTTCAGGGTTAACCACTTCTGGCTTAACCGGCAATGCACTTAAGCATAAATTTTGTATTTCGCTATCCTCTAAAGGCTCGGTACTATCATCTACATAAAGACGTATAGCATTGGCGTTACTTGGCACGGCTACTATAGAAACTTCATACAACTCGCATTTCTCCAAAACCAAGACATCGTTTACAAACTTCATATCATCTCTTTGGAACCTAACGCCCATAGAGCAACTTTTTATAAAGCCACGATCAACTTTACCGGCAATTAAAGCAGCCGTTTCATCTTCCGTATCAAAAACAGGTAAGCCAGACAGAATGCTCTTATCAGCCTTTGTGTCTTCCCACATTCCTATAACAGCTCTAGTGCTATTCATATGAGAGTCCAGCATGATCGGATTCTTCTTAAACCTTTTTAGGTCAATTCCTTTTGTTGGAATGATGAAGCCGTAACTATTCTTTTCGGTTTCGTCGTTAAACGTAAATCTTGGTTTTGGCATAAATGCTAATTAATTATGACTAATTCTGGTGACAAATATTGCTGTTTTCCTTTTCACTCACAAAAACCTGTAAACCGCATTAACAGGGTTGTTCGTAAGGGTTACAACTGTGTTAACAGGCTTTACAGGTTTTTTATAAGGCCAAGCAAAACCCACACTTTTGTAGTAAAGATTATAGTATGGGAATGAAAAAAACAGAAGCCAAGGAGTATGCTAAAATGCTATTTTTGGATACCACGCAGAAACTAACCAATAAGGAAATTGCAGATCGTGTTGGTGTGCGTGCTGGAACGGTTGGTAAATGGATTAAAGATGAAGAGTGGGAAAAGCTGCGTAAATCATTGCTGGTAACACGCCAGAAAATGATTGGCGACCTATACGATCAATTAGAATGGTTAAACGATCGCATTCGCGAGCGGGAGGTTAAAGTGGCAGACAGTAAAGAGTCCAACACCATAGCCGTAATTACCAGCGCCATAAAGAAACTAGAAACCGAAACATCCATTGCTGAAATATTTGAAGTTGGCACCGCGTTTCTGGACTTTTTAAAGCCCATTGATTTTGATATTTACAAAAAATTGATTCCTGTTTTTGATGCCTTCATTAATTCTAAACTGAAATAATGGGATTAGCTGAAGACAGAAAATACTTAAAACTCTGGCAGCAGTATCGCGAAAATACATCGCGTGCCACGCCTGTTGACTTACAGGAAACGCCTGCAGAAAAAAACAAACGTATTGCAACTTTAGAATCCAATGACGAGGCATGGTTTAAATACTACTTCCCTAACCATTACTTGTCTGAAGTTGCGCCATTTCATAAAGCGGCTACTAAACGCGTTATGAATAACCCTGAATGGTTCGAGGTTCGTTCTTGGTCGCGTGAATGCTCCAAGACCACTCGAACCAGAATGGAGGTTATTAAATTGGTTTTAATGGGCAAAAAAAGAAACGTCCTTTTAGTTTCTAATACCCTAGATAATGCCGAACGCTTACTATTGCCTTACAAAGTGCAATTTGAAAGCAACCACCGTATTATTAACGATTACGGTGAGCAACAAAGTCTAGGCAGCTGGGAAGCTGGCGAGTTTATAACCAAAAAAGGAGCGTCATTTAGAGCGCTTGGTGCTGGACAGTCGCCTCGTGGAACCAACAACGATGCCGTAAGACCAGACGTTATTTTAATTGATGATATTGATACCGACGAAGAGTGCCGAAACCCTGAACGAATAAAGGTTAAGGTTAAATGGCTTTTTGAGGCCTTATATGCAACGCGTTCTATTTCCAACCCATTACTATGGATAGCCAGCGGTAACATTATTGCCAAGTACTGCAGCATTACCGAAATGGCAAAGAAAGCCGATAAGCACGATATTATAAACATTCGGGATAAGGACGGAAAAAGCACATGGCCACAAAAAAACACCGAGGCATTCATAGATCGGGTTTTAATAAAGATGCCATGGAGTTCCCAACAAAAGGAATACTTTAATAATCCGGTGAGTGAAGGCGATGTTTTTAAAAATATTAAATACGATACATGCCCGCGATTATCCAGCTGCGACCAAATAATTGTTTATGCCGATCCATCGACCTCTAACAAAGACAAAGGCAAAAATAAACAGGCTTCGCACAAGTCCGTTGTTATTGTAGGCTCCAAAGGTCGTAGGCGCTATGTTTACAAAGCATTTGTAGAGCAAACGAGTAATAATAAGTTTGTGGACTGGCTTTATGAATCTTATTTATACCTGAAGGATCATAAGGTTGATACCGCACGAATTTACATTGAAAACAACTCGCTACAAGACCCACACTACCAACAGGTTTTATTGCCTTTAATTTATTTACGAGCCGATTATTATGGTTTCACCGTTCCAGTAACTGAAGACAAACGAAAAAAACCAGACAAGTTTTTCAGAATAGAAGGAACGCTAGAGCCACTTAACCGATTAGGGAATTTAATTTTCAATATAAAGGAAAAGGAAGACCCACACATGGTAAAAATGCACGACCAAATGATTGGCGTAAGTCCGCAGTCTTCTGTTATGGATGCACCCGATGCTTTGGAAGGTGCCTGTTGGTTAATTCAAAACAGACAAGCAAAAAAACTAACCTCCTACGCTTTCGGGCAACGGGAATCAAGACGCTATTAATATATGTTTTTAACGGAATCAGATTTAAAGAGTAGCATTTACGGCTACCAAGTAACACAAATAACCGAAGGCGACGACACTATTGTTAGCATTGCATTAGCCGCGGCTGAAGAGGAACTGCGCAGCTATTTATCGGGCAACAACAAACTTGAAAACTATGATGGTCGCCTTCGCTATGATGTGGATGCTATTTTAAGCGCTACCGGCGCAGACCGCAATGCGCTAATTGTAAAGCATGCGGTGGTAATTGCTAAATATTGGGTTATAGACTTATGTAATGCCGATATTATTTACGAGCAGGCCAAAGAACGTTACGACCGAACCATTGAGTGGCTAAAAGACCTACGCGATGGCGTGGTAAACTTAAGCACCTTACCAACTTTAAGCCCTGAAGCTATAGCAGCAGACGAACGCCAACCGTTTAGCATGGGTTCCCGTAAAAAATTTAATCACGAATAAGGATGACAAAACAACGAAATAAAATAGGTTTCCAAACCGAAAGCGTAAAACTAGCAAACGTTAAAACCAACGCTAAAAAACCAACGATTTCAACTACCATTGTACCAAAAGCGGTAGCGCGTATTCGTCAGGATATTAAAAGCTGGAATACAGCCTTGCAACTAACCAAGGTTGAGGACAACCCAAAGTGGTATTTATACCAGCAATTATTGGACGAAATTGGGCTAGACGCCTTATTAACGTCGCAGTACAAAAACCGCTTACTCAAAGCGCTAAAGGAAAGTATTATTTTAAAGAAGCCTAGCGGCGAAGTGGATCAGGAACAAACGGACTTTTTAAATAATTCTGTTTTTGTGAATGATATAAACACGCACATTTTAGACAGTATTTACCGCGCACATTCCCTTATTGAGTTGTCCTTGAATGAAAACAACGTGCTTCAGGTAGAACTTATTCCACGCGCCAATGTAGATCCTAAAAACGGTGCTGTTTATCCAGACTATACCGAGGACAAGAAAATAGAGTATCGCGATAGCTTGGAATACGGAACTACTTTGTTGGAGTTTGGCAAAAAGAAAGACTACGGCTTATTTAATGCCGCGGTTCCGCATATTTTATTCAAACGCTTTGCGCAAAGTTGCTGGTCCGAATTATGCGAGATTTACGGCATACCACCACGCTACATGAAAACCAACACGCAAGACCCCGCCATGGTAAAGCGTGCTGAAAACATGATGACAGACATGGGTGCTGCAGCGTGGTTTATTATTGACGAAAGCGAAAGCTTTGAGTTTGCAAAAGGTATTTCTACCTCTGGAGACGTGTACAAGAACTTGATAAACTTATGTAATAACGAAATCTCGTTATTAATGAGTGGTGCCGTAATTGGCCAAGACACACAAAACGGAAGTCGTAGTAAGGACGAAAGCGGCCAAGACATGCTACAAACTTTAATAGATGCCGACTTGCAGTTATTAGAGCAGTACTGGAACACCACCGTTATTCCTGCGCTTGTTAATTTAGGCGTTTTAAAAGGCGAACTTGTTTATGAGTATGAAAAGACCGAAGATTTAGAAACCCTTTGGAAAATGACCCACGAAGCATCTATCAATTACGACATGGATACCGAGTGGATGAATGAAAAGTTTGGTTTAAAAATAATTGGCAAAAAAGAGTTTACACCAGGAACAAACTTAAAACTGGATGGCGATTTTTTCGCTTAAGCCCTGACACATATTTCAGGGCGCTAAACTCTCGATTAAATTATTTATACGACACACAATGTAGCGACTGTAAGCACGAAAGCGAGCCGCTAAACTTGGCTATAAATCCACAATTTAAAAAGCTTTTAAAGAGTGCTGCAAACGCTTTTAAAAAGTTGCATAAAATGGGAGCTTACAACCCAAAGGATTTAGTAGAAGTTAAGGAATATGAAGAATTTATTTTTGAAACCAATCGTATTTTAAGCCGCTCATTTAAAGACAACGATTTATCTGAAGGGATGCTCGAGAGTTTGCAGAATGATGTTTTCTATTTTTCGCAATTAAAAACACATGCGCAACTATTTGAAGCTTCCAGACTATTGCAAAACGAAGACAAGACCATAAAGTCCTTCAGTAAATTTAGCAAAGATGTAGCGGCTATTAAAAGCACCTACAACGAAACGTATTTGGAAAGTGAATATGAGTTTGCCGTTGGATCGGTTCAAATGGCAGAACGTTACGAGCAGTTTAGCGAAAGCGATAGGTATTTATTACAATATAGAACCGCTGCCGACGATAAAGTTCGTGATAGCCATGCCGCCTTACACGACATTACGCTACCAAAAACCGATGCGTTTTGGGATAAGTATTTCCCGCCAAACGGTTGGCGCTGCAGGTGTACAACAGTCGAAGTTTTAGCCGCTACCAATGATGCTAGTAATAGCAAAGCCGCCAATAAACAAGGCGATGCTGCCACAACGCAAATAGGTAAAAACGGCAAGAACAAACTGGACATATTCCGCTTTAATGCCGGAAGGGAAAAAGTGGTGTTTCCGCCTGGGCATCCTTACCATAAAGTTGCTGGAGCTAAAGCCATTAAAAAGCCTAAAACTAAAAAGTAATATGTTTAAAGACTTTATAAAGAACCTAACCAACGACGTTAAGGTGCAATTATCCCAAGAGTTTGACCGCAACTTTGAGCGCAAAGCATTCTTTGATAAAAAGTGGCCAGAAACAAAACTTAAAAACAGTCGTGGTTCCATGATGGTGCGAACGGGAAAAGGCAGGCGAAGCATAAAAAGCAATAGTAAAAATGGCGAAATAAAGTGGAGTAGTAATTTACCGTACATGGGCATCCAGAATGAAGGTGGCGATATTGTGGTTACGCAGAAAATGAAAGGCTTTTTTTGGGCTATGTATTACAAGGCATCTGGGGGTGTTACAAAGGGCAAAACCCAACGCAATGAAAAGCTACAAGGCGAAGCCGCACAATGGAAAGCTTTAGCCCTGCAAAAAGTTGGTGCCGTTATGACTATTGAGCAACGCCAATTTATAGGCTGGCATCCGCAGGTAGATTTACACATACGTAAAGTAATTGGCATAAACCTCAAAGAATTAAATACAAACATTACCAAACGACTAAAACCATGATAGACCCAATTATTAAAAGCATACAGGATAGAATTGACACGCTACCGGGCGTTAAATATGTAGATGAAGATTGGGGTCAGTTGGACTATTACAGCCCTAACTTCCCAGTACAATGGCCGTGTGTGTTAATTGATATTAGCGGTGGGCAATTTGATAATATAGGAAGAGACAGAGCCGCCAACCCCGTAAATAGGCAAACGGCCGATGCTACGGTTAGCTTAACATTTGCAAACCTGAAGCTAACCAATTCTAGCGGGCGTGCGCCACAAGCACAAAAAGACCTAGCCTTTAGTATTTGGAAACTGCAGGAAGACGTACATGCTTTAGTGCATGGCTGGAAGCCAGCCGAAAACACAGGCGCACTTATTCGCCGTGGCTTTACACGCGTAAAGCGCGACGATGGCGTGCAGGAATATACGGTTAGGTATAATATGAGTATGGCTAATGTGTAATGTGTAATGTGAATCTACTATTTAAAGCTGAATCGATTATTTATAAATAATTTTGAAAACAATTAAAAATGAGTACTTTTATGGTAATGAAGAAAAAGAATCAATTACGATATAATGCTTGGAATGAGCATTTAAATAATACAAGGGAAAGAACAAATTATTCCATAAGAAGAATGGATTTGTTAATAATATCTATAAGCGGTGCAGGTATTTATATAATTTTTGAAACCTTAAGAGAGTTTAAAACTGGCCATATAAAAATAGAATATTCCAGCCTTTTGTTATTTAGTGGACTTTGCTTTTTAACGGCAATACTCGCTAACTTTATTTCTCAAAAAACGGGCTTTTATTCCAATGATAATGAAGAAAAGTATATACGTTTAGAACTAGATAAAATTACTGGAAAAGAGATAAACGGCGGTAAGCAGAAAAAATATGATGAAAACGTAAAAACATTCAATAAGTCAACAGACTATCTAAATGCAGCATCAATATTTTTAATGTTAATAGGGCTTGTGCTATTAGCCCTGTTTAATTTTAATCTTTTTTAGTTCCGCCTGGTCTATTTCCAGAGCCTGATCCTTTAGTACTTTCGGCACCTGATCTATTTATCCTAGAATCAAGACCAGTCCTTACTGACTTTGAATTGTTTTCGCTTTTGTTATTTGAATTTTCGCTATTAGAATTATTTTTCTTTGCCATTTTTTTTATTTTTTATAAAAATAGAAAATAAAGCTGAATAATTATTTTTTTAGGTTAAAAGTCATTAACAATTAGTTAACAATAAAATATTAATGCGAAATTCCCTAAAACATTGAAAGCTGACTTTCCTCAAAGGCTTTAATTTCTTTCAGCTCTTTAACTACTGGCGTGCCTAGTATTTTGTAGAAAGTAGTACGCGATATAAAAAACCGAGGATATATGTATTTAGAATGCAGCACCGTTAACGGAATATCAGGGTTAAAGATTTCATGGTAGTAATCTAAAACACTTTGATACCGTAGTAGTTTATTTTTTTTGGTGCCGAGCTGTTGGGACTGACGCTTTGTCATATGTACAAACATAACTATTTTATTAAAAGCGTGCAATAAAAAAACCCAACTGATTTAGTTGGGTTTTTTCTATTTAGTAAAATTAAATTGACCAGTTATATATTTGCCATACACTGCCTTCATCTGATAGCCGAACATCTACACCGGTGCTTCTGTTTTTTACTTCGCGATACTTAAAGCTTTCATTTATTAAGTCTGCAGTGGCAGTTGGTAAAAATTCATTTTGCCATGCTCGCAGTAAATCATTTAGCGATCCGGTTATGCTTAGAAATACATAACGCGTGTCATATACCATAAAATTTACAGTCATACACTTACTGCAGCCCAATTCTTTCTGCTCTTGAACTTCGCCTTCAGATAGTCCAGACTCAATATAGTAATAGGTTGCCGTCTCCTTACGTTTCTTAACGCTTAAAAACTCATACTGTGTTTCCGTGGTCCTAATTATACTATTAGCAAATTGCCGCGCTGTAAGACTGTCTAATTGCGTAACCTTTGTAAATATGGCTTTATAACTGCTATATGGCAAGTTGTAGCCGTCTTGGGCCATAAGATAGAGGCAACTTAAAAGTGCGAGAGTAGTGAGTAGTTTTTTCAAGGTTTAAATATTAAGCAGCATTCTAATTTCATATTCTAAATCGGTCGAGAAGCCATAAATCATTATAACGCCATTTGAAAAGGCCTGAATTTCGCCTTTCGGCTCACTCTCAATTCGTTCCTTGATATACACTAATTTTTTCTTAATGTCAGACATAAACTCTATTTCGTCCTCATCTGTTAAATCATTGAAATTAATATTTTCAAAAACAAGCGCATTGTTGAGGTTTGAATTATTTTTCATTTTATCTTTTAATTATGCTAAAGTAATTATATTATTTTAAGAATTAATTAAAAAACAAACGCTATTAGTTGGATTACTAATACAATAATAAGGGATGCAATAATAATCTTACCAAATAGCGTTGGTTTTTCAGAGTATTTCATATGCCTAATTTAAGGAAGATTTTCGATTATGCCATCATTCAATGTTTTAATCCACAATTGGAGCAGTATAAGTTTTCTTTGTCTTCGTTTACTGGCGTATCTATTTCGCAATGGAAGCAATGTATATAAAATAATTTGCCGTCTGGATAGTGCGCAAAGCTTAAGCGCTTAACGCCTGTTGTTTTCTTATTAAAAAACCTACGTATAGCATAACCACGCAAAATACTGATTATGGTAAAGTATATTACAATTATAAGGTTGGTTCCAGCATTGGTAGCAATGCCAAGCAACGGGAATATTAAAAAAGTACTAGCATAACTAACGCCAAAACCAACGGCGGTGTTAGATAAAGACTCTGTTAAAGATTGTTTTTTTGTTTGCATTATTAAATCGGGTTTAAATGGTTTTTAATAATCAGGGTTATTACTATTATCTATTTCACTACATTCTTGACACAGTTGGTATCTACCATCTTTTGATGGTTTTCCATCGTTTAAGTCAAACCAACCTCTGCATTCTTTACAAAGTGTTGGCATTTCCATTTCTGAACACATAATTTTATTTTAAAATTGATACAAATGATTTTACTAAACATCTTTTTTTGTTAGATGGTGCGTTAATGTCTTTAATTAACAAGTACCAATCGCCTCTGTCTACTACTTGAAAGGTGCGCCCAATCATGTCAAAACACCAAGTTCCTGGCGGCGGGTTTTTGGTTAATAAAACTGTAAAAGTTTGTTCGTGTGTCATAATTAAATTGGGTTTAAAGGGTTTTTAAATAGTCGCGGTTTACGTGATAAATATGGAAGTTGCTAAAATATACACCGGACAATTGCCAGTCTTTTTTATCGTGGCTAAACCAAGAGGCGGCTATAGGTTTACAAAGTGGATGCTCATTATTAAGCCATACTATGTGCGCAATTATATCGCGCTTTAATAAGCTTAAAACTTCGTTGTCTGGTATAAGCACACGGTCTATTCCTTTAAGGAAATCTTGAACCGCTTCCTGCAGTTTGTTTTTTGTGGCGTTTTGATGGCCGTTGTATGTTAGGTGTTCATGAGGCTCTTATTTTTTGAGTAGCTCTATTTTTATGAGCTTTTCTTCTTTTTTTGTTAATTCTCGGCTGACCGTTATTTTTTTAGAGTTGACGTCTACTAAAAATTCCAATCCTTCAGTTATATTAATTATTAGGCCATGCAGAGCATAAATTGGTAAAACGATAATTCCATAAATCAATATTGTTACAGGCCTTCCCCCAAGCTATATTTGTTACCTTCTTTTTTTAGTTTCCAAAATAAGCCGCGAAAGGCTATTGTGATTTTTTTCATGTTTTTTCTTTATTTGAGTTTAAAGACAATTTATAAGAGTCGATATAAGCCATAAAAAACGGCTCATATCTTGGTATTATAAATCATTCAATATCCTTTTGTACCAGCTCAATGGATTTAAGTTCGTGGATTGAGTAGATTATTTTGTACTTATATTCTATCTCGGCAAAATTTTTCCCTAAATATAATTTTGTTTTACCGCTGGTATTCGTTGTTCTATATATATTCATAATTTATAAATCAAGGCTTATAAAACTTTCTAGTTTCCGTTCGTGTTCTAACAATAGCCTTGTTTTGGTTATCCAAGTGGCGCGCGCTTTGCCTAATTCGTTTATCATAATCATTATCAAAGTTTCCGTTTTTGTTGGTTTCGCTGGCGTTTATGCTTTGGTCTATTACGGCACGTTCCCTGCGTTGGAAATAGTCTTTGATGTGTTTTAGAATTCGTGCTGGTGTCAGGTTAATAATATCTGCTTCTTTAATTTCGTAGCAAATGGCCAGCACGTCTTCAAGCTTTAATTGGCGGTAGTTGTAGTTTGCCAATAATTCTTCAGCTACTACATTGGCTTGCCTATCTGGAAGCACTTTAGCAAAGTACATACTGGTACCAATAAGCATATTGGTTACGCATTTTTTAACCAGTTCCTCACCGCCTTCAGCTTTAGTAAGTAAAGCCATGGATTTAGCACTGGAGTTTATGGCTAGGCGTAAATTCATGCCAGCGTAATGTTTTACTACGGCCGTGTTGCTATAGTTCGACACTGCCGTTAGTTCCTTGAGTGAAGGTGTTACCTTGTTGCTTAATTTCATGGAGAATGATGTTTAATTTTGAATTGATATATTTTAAATCGGTGTTTTGCTGGTGAAACTCTTTAACGGTATGCCATTTACTTAAAATGATTTTCCAGAGGGCTAGCGCTTCGGTTTCGCTGCCTGCCGATAGCTTGGTTAGATATGTAATTATACTTTTAAGGCTATTACCATCGGCTCCTGTAAACTTGGGCGGTAATCCGCTAAACTGCTCAAAGAACGCAGTCCACTCGTCCAGAAATTGGGTGTAGAGGCTTTTTTTTGTTTCAATTTTAGTGTAAGATACTTTGGATTGATAGTGATTTATATAGGATTGCATGCTGGATTCTGATCGGGGAATAATGCGGCCTAATTGTTTTAGCATGGCATCGTCCAGCTTACCGCGCAAGTGCTCGAGCTTCCTAAACTTATCATCGCGATAGGTAACCTTTAGGTGTGTTTGCGTTTCGAGAACTTCAATATTGTAATGGTTAGTCATTCTTGTTTTTATTAGGATTTTGTTGGGCATCGTACCAAAACATATCGGCATCGGTATCGTTAAAAATCATAGCAGATAAGCCGGCAATGAGTAGCAAAAAAATCACCACAATAGCAATTAATAAGTACATAGTGGCTTCCATTAGGCTTCGTGTTTTTTAGCCACCATATTTTCCAACGCTACAATTATGCGGCTGGTTTCGGTTGGTGTCATTTCCATTAATGGCTTTAACACGGGCGATTGCCCTATTTTGCTTTTACCTTTTAGCCACTTATCTAGCGCGCCAAGATCGGCCACTTGCTTTCCAGTAATAGGGTGTATTTTGCTCCAACCAAATTGCATGGCCAAGCTTAATACATAGCGGTGCTGTGGGTTGGTAAAGTCGAAATGCGACCAGAGGAATGATTTTTTTATTTGTGGATGTATCATGATGCTGTTTAAATTTAAAATAACGCTACGTGCTAATTGGTAGTTGGGGCGCATGCTATTAATCAGGCACGCAGCGCTGTTATGTTTATTGACCTTGAATGTGGCTGTTAAATGCCTTGTGCTCTGAATTCGTTAGCTTTACATTGCTAATCCAGTTTCCCTCCTGGTCTTGAATTATTAATTTTTTGTTTACCAGAATTTCGTTGTCTTTATATTGCTCTACTACTATTGCAATGTTTTCTTCTTTTTTTAAACTGTATGTTTTGTTATCTGTTTTTTGATATTTTGCGCCTGCCTTCATTTTATCTGCTTCAATTTTTTTGGCAATTTCCAACGCTTTTAAAGCTTTTTGGCGGCGGTGGCTCTTGCTGCTTTCTTCGGAGAATGTTTTGTTGTTAGATTCCATATTTACAAGCTTGAAAAGTTAAGTGAAATGTCCTGCCATTTGTTTTTTTCGTCGCGGGCATAAATGCGACAGTATAGACTGCTACCTATTACGGTTTGACATTCGTCCAGCTTATCAAAACGGTTAATAAGCTCATCGTCTCCCAGCTCTCTTACTTCGGTTCTGGCCTTGGCTAAAAGCTTCGGGTCAAACTCACCTTTTCCGTTACGCATCATTGTTTTTTCCCAAACGCGGTAAAAACCTTTGTTTCTGTCCTGAAACTTGTTTTTAAAAATATCCTGAATGGCATCAATATGTACTTCAGCTTCATCTGTAAATGCGAAACGTTCTTGCATATCCACTGTTACCTTCATATTGCCTTCTTTATTAATACGGCTAAAGGTTTTAACTTCTTTTGGCTCTTTGCCTTCTATATGATACATGCGTATGTATAACTCGTTGGCTTGCTTGATAGTTATCTTTTTAAATTCGTCCAGATCGCTGCGTAATTGCTTGGCCTTGGATACGGCGTTCATAATGAAGTCCTCATTATCGGATTCATACACCTTTTTTTCTTTTAGTGCCTTTTGATTTTCGGATAATTGGCGGCGCTTTAATTCTGACTGCAGTTGGTCTGCAGTTAATGTTGATAGGTCAACGGTTTGGTTTTGTGTGTTCATTTTAATTATTGTTTTCTTCGTTTAATTCTTTATTATGTTCTTCGGATACTTCTATAGCTGCCTTCATAAACCTTAACATTTCAGGACTACCTATAAGCATTGTTGCCAGCCCTTCGACTATATCAAATGCAGTTCCCTTTACTGTAGCATCGCATTCTCCATTTTTTATTTTAATTTTAATTGTTGCCATTTTTTATAATTATATTATTGGGTTAATTGTTCTACTAATTCATTTCGCTCGTTATACTTGGTTGAGTAGTGTTCGTGGCTTTGGTTATTGTCCAACCAAAAGTTGAGCTCGTCTAGTTTGTTTTCTAATTGTTTAGGCGTCATGTGCTTTTTTTATTAAAGGTTTAGAGAATAGGTTGTGTATAGGGCTAATGGTTTCCTTATAGAAGTCCACGGCCAGCTCTGGAGACAGCTTCCCGATGTACGCTTTGCCTTGGTAGACAAATGTGCGCTCCTGAAACTCCAAGCATTTGTACCACCAGTTGAATAGTGATTTAGAGATTAAAAGCTTTTGGAGTGATGTTTGGTTCTTGCTTTTAGAAGCGCACCATTGTGTATAGATGTCCATAACTAGCATTTGGTAAGCGTCGGCATCCATTTGTAAAATTTGTAGTACTTGATTTTTCATTGTTTCGGTTTGTTAATTATTGATATTATGATTCGCCACGAAGCATATCGTAGCCCTTTTGGTAAACGATGAATCGGCCGCCGTTTTCGCCTATGGTTCTGCCTTGGCATTGTGCCAGGTACCCTTCAATGAAAACTTTCATTTTGGCGTCGTAACGAATAGACTTTTCAAATTCGCTTCGCGGGTTTTTGCCTTCCGCATGCCCAACAATTATGAGCATGATGTTTTTTCTATTACATAGCGCTTTAAGTGCCATGTACTGATCCCAGTCTTTTGTTAAGTACGTTATAGAGTCCACCACGACAACCTTTGGCGGATTGCGCATGTTTAAGTATGCGATTAGCTCATTATAGTTGTAGCTTTGGGTGTGAAAGTTTTTCTCTACTTCGTTCATTTGTAACAATTCAGTTCTATCTATATAATCCGTGTCGTCGGTTTCCTCTTCCAGTAAGTTGTAAAACACTTTAAAGTTTAATAGCGCCAAGGCTTTTGCTAACATCATTATAAATGTACTTTTACCACTTCCGGAGCCGCCCCATACAAACCAAACTCCTCTGTCTTGAGGTTTACCAAAAGCGTCTAGCCATTTGCCGAGCCACTGTAATTTGGTAACTGTTTGGTTTTGAATATTTGCTACCGTTAAAACCTTTTTTAGTTTAGCAGGTCTTTTGGTTTTGGGTTTTGTTAGCAATTAGTAGGCTTTAAAAATTTCGACTTCATTTACATTTAATATCTTTTTTACTAGCGCTAAAGACAGCGGAATATCCAGTCTGTCAGCTTCGCGCATACATGGAACCAGGACATCGTGCAGCTCGCCGTAATTATCGCATTGGGCGCGTAGGAATCGTTTTAGTTCCTTGTCTTCAATTTCATTTAAAAAGAGTTTAAATGTTTTATCAATACTTGGTAAATGGCGTATTCCGAATTTAATACGGCGATATAATTGCGGAATACCTTTAGCATCCTTTTTGCGCAGCTTGTCTATTTGGCCGGTTAACTGATCGGTACCAATTAGCACGATGCTGCAGTACTTATCCAGATAATCGTAAAACTCCTTTATAGAGCATAAGGCAGACACCTTTAGATACTCGCTTTCATCAAAAATTAACTGGGGTTTTTTACCGTAGTTATAAAGCATTTTTAAAGCCATGGATATGTCGCGAATTTTGGCGGACTTGTGTTTACTTGGTGGTACTTTTAAAGCGGCACATACTTTTTCCAACAGGCCGTTAAGTGTATCCTCACTTCCAACTTTAACATGAAACACATCGGCAGGGTGCTTTTTGGCATACAACGTAATGGCGTGAGACTTACCAGAACCAGTTGAACCAACTACTAAACGTGTGTAAGCATGCTCGCGGGCTTCCTCTAAAATGGCAATCATTTGTGTAAGTTGTGGCGTGGCGCGGTTTAACCAGTAGCGTTTTTCGGTAGTATAATCTACAAGTTCGGCAAGCTTCATGAAGTGCTTGTCTGGAATGTTACCGGTGTTACCTTTTCCAGCGTCGTAGGTAAAGACGCCTTTTAAAATAGCGGTAATATATTCCTGTCTAACACCTGCGCGGTGAGATACTATGGATTGACTAATAGCATGAACATTTATATATTCCTGCAGCTTATGGGCAATGTTATTTTTATGGGTATCGGTCATTATGCTATATTTTCTAATTCTTTAATTGCTTCTTTAATACTTTCAGTGGCATCGGCTAACTTACCGGTAACGGCTTCGTGTTGTTTTCCTTTTGAGCTTTGATACCAGTCGTCCGATCTTATTAAGGCTACCTTATCTCGTTTTTCGACTTTCTGAATAATTTTGTCACGTACTTTAATGAGTTTGTTAATTTCTGATTTCATAAAAATTTTTAATCGTTTAGGTAATCGTTGATATCTACTTTATCGGAGTAATACTCCAGCTGTTCGTCCATGAATGATTTCTCGTGGTTCTTGGCCTGTTTTTTATTGGTGCTTTCAATAAGCTTGGCCGCTTTGTTTTGTGCCATTAGCCTTTCTTTAGATTTGTTGTTTTTGTGTTGTCCAAGACTATCCGATATTAAGTGCTTGGCCAGCGTATCGTTTAATTGTGGTTGTGCCATAAGTGGTTCTAGTAGTCTGGAGTTGGTGGCGCGCTCGTCCACTATCATGTTAGTAACAGACTTATTGAAGTTTCTAATCTTGTCTAGCTGTTCCTGGTCTCCTTCTCTACGATCTGCCAACGCCATTGGTTGTATGTATTTTTGCTCAAGCATAAAGCGTTCTTTGCCATCTGCAGACACGGCTAGGACTTGAGACAAGTCGTTAACATCATATTGAATGCTCCAGTCCTTATCAGCATGGTGGCGGAAATTGATATCGAAACTATCATAAGCATACTTCTCACCGTGAATGGTTAAGATTAAGCCTTCGCCTCTTAATTTGTTGGTGTAACCGGTATTGTCTCCGAACGTCAATAAGTAGCTTTCGTTTGTCATTATTGTTTTGTGCACCTCTTTGGTGTTCAACCAGTTTTTAGCATACTCTTTTCCGTTTTTAGAGCGTTCAGCGTATATGATAGACTCGATTTGCTTAATGCATCCCAATTGGTCCGGAAACTGCTTTTTAATTTTGTTCATGTACTCGTCGTTCGGTTGATTTTTAGACCCCGAATCCACGTTATGACCAGACCAGTTATTTAATAGCTTGCAATACTTTTTGTTTATGTGGTTGAAATACGGCTCAATTACTTTAGCCTTGGCATTACCAACAGAAGCTGGCGTAATGTTTCTAGTCACCTCCTTATAGGTTGACTTTAAGGTTTTGAATGCGTAGTTATCCATTTGCATTTCATAAGGCATATAAAGCTGACCAAACAGTTCTTTTGAATGTTGGATGGCATTCTGTAAGGCTTGCTTAATTAAAGCAGGCGTTTCATGGGTTCCAATTGCGAAGCCAATAGGGTAATTATTGAAGGTGTCCAATATTACGACAACCGTTAAGCGGTTATGGTATGATGTAACACTATGCCCTTTGTCGTTTGTTCCGGTGCTTTGGTATAGTAGTTCCGCATCCCAACCATCGAGCGTCCAATACGTCATTGGTGTAGTAGGACGGAAACGTTTAGCTTGCATTAGCACGTTATTTTTAAGCGACTTGCTACCATTACGTCCAGCGTGTGATACCACCTTCTTTTTATTTTTACGGTTGGAAACTGTCATGGCGGTAATGGTTTTCCAATCCATGCGTTCGGCAACTGTATTATATATGGTGCTTATTAGTTCGTTGTCTAGGTTGGTGTGCTTGGATATTAATTCGTCTAGCAATGCCATTTGTTCCTTTTCGGTTACTTTTTTGGCGTTACTGTTTTGAAGCTTACCAGATATTAATGTTTTGTAGCCTGCTGTTTTTGAAAGCTCCATTGCTTTAGCGTAAGCCGTAGCTTTACGACGTAGGCCATCTTTAGATGGTGGCAAGGTGTGAGCGACTTCGCGAAATGCATTCACATCATTACTCAAGGACTGCCAAATGTCTAGCTTTGTATATCCTAATGCTCTGGCGTATTCCTTGCGGTTATTTTTCATTTGAACAACCGTATTAAGTACTGACGCGTTATATATGTACTCTTCTACTTTTGCCATATCGAGCTTGTGCTCGTTATTATCGCCATAACGGTGTGATATGTAGAAATTGGCAGCTTCGCGATCTGATACATAGTGATCAGCGAACCAACTCTTTTTAATTTCCTCTTTTGGATTGCCAAACTCGGTGGTTAGCGCATCCTTGTAATCTCTACTTAATGAACTGTATAAAACCAATGCACCGCCTCCCCATGATCCGTTACGCATTTGCTTTTCGGTATTCTCTGGATTGTCCATGCGTTTTTTAAGCGCGCGATACGAAATAAGCTGCAGGCTATTGGCGTGTGGCTTTCTGTCTGAAGTTAGAAAGCGCACCTTAACGCATAGCTTGGCTTGGTAATGGATAAATGGGGATTCGTCTTGCATTATATATTGGATTGGTAAGTCTCAATCATTTCAAAGCGATTGTTAATTAAGAACTTCATGGCTTCAACAGCTTCAGGGTTGTCTCGTTTAAATCTCATTCGAGCTGTATTCTGCGGTATGCCTAGCATTTTGCCGAGAGTTATATAGTCTCCAAGCTCGATTTTTGGCGTTATTTCATTTTTGATAGCTTGTATTTTAAAAAGTTCCAT